TAATTTTGTAACAAGTTATGGATGGAGCTCTTTTCAATTAGAATACAGCGCACTTTTCAATTAGTATCTACACACCTATACGTTTGAGTTTGAAATCCGGGCTGGCAAAGGCCGTAGAAAACCGGTGGAAGATACAGATGGTGTGATTACAGGTGAATACGCTGTCAAGCTCCAGCCTGAAGACAAAACTGTTGAAGGTATCATAATCGACAGAAGCGTGTTGTCCTTGGAGGATACATACGACACAGATAATGGCACCAAGTGGAAATATACCGCTGACGTATTGAAACCTAAGACCGGCAATCAGGTAAAATTCGAAGTCGTAAATTTTAATGGTGCCGGCAGCCTTCGAGTGATCATCACAGATGATGGCGGAGCCGGCATGTGGAAATTATCTACAGAAACGGACTGGCATCATAGCGGTACTTCAATTACCACAAAAGCCGGTCTTGTGACAATCATATATAAAGATATCGAAGGAAAAACACTGCCTACACAGACATCCGCTACTGTTAAAGATGGGGAAACAGTTGAAGTAAACGCGGTGTACACTTCTGCCGGATGATAATTTTCCATTCAGAGAACAGGCAAACGGAAAGACGTCCTTTACAGGTTGGAGGATAAACCTGCATCAAATTTATGATTTATGAATGACAAAGAGCGAAATATTGAGATGGATGTGGCCGACGCCATCATGGAAAGACCTGCCGGCTTTACCGTTGGCAAGCGGTCTTTCTTTATCCATCCCATCACACTCGGCAAAATGTATCTTTTGGCCAGATTATTTGATTCCCTCGAAATAAGCAAACAGGTTGTTTCCACCAATCCTTATATGGAAGCCATAAGGATCTGCAAAACGAAACGTGATATTGTCTGCCGCATACTCTCCTACTCCACGTTCAACCGGAAGAACGATTTGTTCGACAATAGCAAGGTGGATAAGCGTACAAAATTGTTTTCCCGAACACTCTCTGAGGAGGAACTTGCTACCATACTGGTTCTCATTCTTACAAGTGATAATATGGATACCTTCCTGCGGCATTTCGGAATAGACAAAGAAAATACGGAAAGAAAACGGATAGCCAAAGTAAAAAAGAACAATAGCAGTATCTCATTCGGAGGCAACAGCACCTACGGAACAATGATAGACTTTGCCTGCCAAAGATACGGATGGACTTTTGATTATGTGGTATGGGGCATCAGCTATATCAATCTAAGGATGTTAATGGCTGATGCCATCACGACTGTATATCTGTCCTCTGACGAAATGAAACAACTCGGAATATCTGGTTCAGAAGAAATAATCGATGCCGGGAATCCAAAGAACAGGGAACGTATCAAAGCCCTGCTTGAGGAATGAATCGGAAAAACAGAACAATATTTTCATAATCGGTCAAAAAAATTACGGGGTCTATAATTTTATAACAAGAAAAATAGAACAAATGTCATGTCAATGCACATGATACCCATCAAATCGAAAAGACTATGGCTGGATTGCATTTTGATATAACTGGGGATAACTCCAACTTTTTACGCAAGCTAGAAGAAGCACGCAACGGAGTACGCAACACATCAAGACAAATTGAAGAAAGCGGGCTGAGTATTGAGAAGATATTTGGAAGACTGACCACGGCCGCAGCCACTTTCGGAATCAGTCTTGGAGCGCAGCAGCTCATCAGTGACATAGCTCGTGTACGCGGCGAGTTCCAGCAGCTTGAAGTGGCATTCCAGACAATGCTTGGAAACAAGGAACAGGCGGACACACTAATGTCCCAACTGGTACGTACCGCCGCCATCACTCCATTTAACCTTCAGGATGTAGCCAATGGTGCGAAACAACTGTTAGCCTATGGTACGGAGGCTAAAGATGTGAATGATACGCTTGTCCGGCTTGGGGATATCGCGGCAGGACTATCCATCCCTTTGAACGATCTGGTCTGGCTGTATGGTACCACCATGACACAAGGAAGGCTCTTCACACAGGACCTACGTCAGTTTATGGGACGTGGAATTCCATTGGCCGATGAACTTGCCAAACAATTCGGAGTAACCAAAGACAAGGTAGGCGAACTTGTGACAGCAGGAAAAGTAGGATTCCCCGAAGTGCAGAAGGCCATTGAATCCATGACCAATGAAGGCGGCAAATTCGGCGGTCTGATGGAAGCACAATCCAAAACCATTACCGGACAAATAAGCAATATCGAAGATGCAATTGACACCATGTTCAATAAAATCGGAAAGCAAAACGAGGGTGTCATCAACAAGACCTTGTCCGGCATGTCTTACCTGGTGGAGAACTATGAGAAGGTAGGTCGGTTATTGACCGGACTTGTTGCTACATACGGTTCATACAGGGTTGCAGTCATGACCGTAACAGCCATTCAGTCGCTTCAAACCTCCGGCATAGCTGCCCTGACTGTAGCGGAACGTGCCCACTACGGATGGCTGGTCTTGCAAACAACAGCACAAAAAGCGTTGAACGCTGTCATGCTTACTAATCCATATGTGTTATTGGCAACGGCGGTTGTAGGGCTTGGAGCTGCCATGTGGGCATTATCCGACAGCACAACATCTGCTGAACGTGCTTTGGACTCGTACAACAAGAAAATAGAAAAACTCAACACGGACGAAGAAGATCGGAAACGTACTTTGGAAGGTCTTGTTAGCACCATTAATAGCGAGGTGGAAGCCGAGACCACTAAACTTAAAGCCTTAAAAGACATTGAGAAACTATATCCTGTACTCTTTAAGAAGTATGTCGATGAGAAAGGTCATATACATGACTTGACTGGGTTTTGGAAGGCATATAATGAAGAGGTTTCAAAATCCAGAACACAGTCAAAACAGGCTATAGTCGAATCTTTGGAACAACAAATAAAAAGTGCAGAATGGGCTTATAATCTGGCAAGGAAAGAGAACAACCGTTCCGAAATGAAGGTTCAGGCACAGCGTATCGAAGACCTGAAGAATGAATTGGTAAACGCAAGAAAAGATGTCTTGTCAGAAATCAATACCCAATTGGAAGTTGAGAACAGACAGGAAACACAAGAAACTACATATCAAGAGGATTTGGCAAATGCTAAAGTCGAATGGGAGAAAGCGAAAAAAGGGTATGAGGCCTTAATCAAAGATCAGACGGCTACATCGAAACAGGTGAAAGAAGCCAAAGATAAGATGGAGGCATCCGAAAAGACATACAAGGAGTTGGGCGGAGTAACCGGAAGCGCACTGACCAGACAGGAAAATCTAGCAAAAAAGCAAAAAGAAAATCAGGAAAAGCTGGACGGGCAACTTCTTTCACTTCACCGTCAGAACCAACAGGATGAAATCAACCTGATGAGAGAAGGCACGGAAAAGAAGTTGAAACAGATTGACCTTGATTATCAGAAACAGATTGATGCGATAAGAAAACAGGAGGAAGAATGGAGCAAAGCCGGTAACGGTAAGCTGACCGACAAGCAGGCACAGAAAATTTCAGAAGCTTATACCAATGCCGAAAGTATGAGAGATAAAGATATTTCCGATGTAACTGAAGGACAGCTGAAAGCCGAACAACAGGCTTTGAACGACTACTTGAAAGAATATGGCACGTTCCAGCAGCAGAAATTGGCTATCGCCCAAGAGTATGCGGAAAAAATAAGGAAAGCACAGGAAGAAAACGGTGTTAATAGTGCACAAGTAAAGTTACTGGAGAAACAACGTGATGTTGCCATACAGAACAAGGAAACAGAAGCCATAAAAGCCAATATAGATTGGGTTACTGTGTTCGGTGAGTTTGGTTCCATGTTTTCCGACATGATAAAGCCCGCCTTGGACGAAGCGAAAAAATATGTACGGACTGACAAGTTCAAGAACTCCGATCAGGCAAGCCAGAAATCATTGATTGACGCCATCAGCCAGATGGAAAAGTCTTTGGGTGGTACAAGTGGAGTCAACTTCAAGAAACTTGGAGAGGATGTAAAAGCCTATCAAATAGCAGAACAGAATCGTATCAGTGCCATAGGGATTGAAACAGCTGCTTTGGAAAGACTAAAGAAATCACAGGATGATTACACCAAAGCGCAGAAGGGCGGAACGGAAAGTGAGAAACAAGCCGCAGCAAACGCTCTTGAAACAGCACGGCAGAATGCTGACATTGCATCCGCCAATGTGAAGACACAGACTGATATCGCCAATCAGGCCCAGCGTAATGTGACTGATACCGCCACCATACTGAAAGCAAGCATGGAAAATTTATTGGGAGGCTTGCAGCAGATTTCATCCGGTGGATTGTATAACGCATATAGCGGAATTATCAAAACCGTGAACGGATTCAAGGATGTCATAGGAAAAACGTCAGAATCTCTTAAGGAGGTCCCCATTGTCGGATGGATTCTGTCCATCATTGACGTACTCAAAGACGGATTAAGTGATCTTGTCGGTGGTCTGCTTGATGCTGTTCTGAACGCTGTCAGTGGAATTATCGGTGATGTCTTGTCAGGGGATTTGTTTGTCACAATCGGCAAGTCATTGAGGAACGGCATAGGAAACATCCTGAACGCAATCTCATTCGGAGGCTTCAACTCCTTGTTTGGAATAGGTGGAAACGCCAAGGAAGTACAGGAAACGATAGACAGGCTGACGGACAGGAATGGAACTTTGCAAACGGCCATCGAGGATCTGACTGACGAGATGAAGGCAAGCAAGGGAATGAAATCGGTTGAATCTTACAGGGAAGCTGTAAAGTATCAGGAGGAAGTCAATAAAAACTATCTGCAAATAGCAAAGGAGCAAGCCGGATATCATAAGAGCCACGGCAGCTGGCAGCATTATCTGAAATGGACGGATGAAATGCTGGAACACGCAAGAAAAGCTACCGGCATGCAGGATTTCTCCGGCACCGATTCCTTGTGGAATCTGACCCCCGAACAGATGAAGGCTCTACGGTCGGACGTATGGTTATGGGATATCATGGAATCTTCCGGTAAGGGAGGTTACGGTGAGCGTGTTACCGACAAGCTGGATGATTATATAGAGCAGGCAGGAAAACTGGAAGAACTGACCGACAGTCTTTATGAGGGCCTGATCGGAATGTCATTCGATTCCATGTATGACAGTTTTATAAGCAGTCTGATGGATATGGAGAAGAGTGCGGAGGATTTTGCTGATGACATATCCAAATATTTCATGCAGGCGATGCTGTCAAATGCCATCGGTGAACAGTTTAGTGACAAACTGAGGACATGGTATGATAAATTCGGTGAAGCCATGAAGGATGATGGTACGCTTGATAATAATGAGCGTAAGGAGCTGATGGATGAATACATGGGTTATGTGGACGAAGCCATGAAGCTCCGTGACGAGCTTGCCGCAGCAACCGGATATGACAAGATTTCGCAAGAATCAACATCCCAGTCAGCTTCATCCAAAGGTTTTCAGGCAATGAGTCAAGATACCGGCGAAGAGTTGAACGGGCGGTTTACAGCATTGCAGATTGCAGGAGAAGAGATAAAGAATCAGAATATTATTCAATCTCAATCACTTAATCTACTGACAGTAAAAGCAGATGCTCTACTTTCCATAAATACGGAAACAAGGAATATCGCTGATGATACGCGAGATTTGATAGCACAATCTTATCTTGAATTGGTACAGATTTCAGAAAATACAGGGGCAATCGTCAAACCTATTCAACAGATGCAAAGAGATATAGCAGAAGTTAAAAAGAATACAGCAAAATTATAGTCTATGGATGAATTATTAATTAATGGCGAAAACGCTTATACAACATGGGGTGTGAGAATGGGAGAGGGGTTTCTTGATGTTATTGGGGCATCCGCTTCCATGAAGGATTTTATTGAGAACAAAAGCCGACTTGAACATGGGAAACGGGTAATAATCAATAATCCTAAAGTCGATGAGAGGGAAATAACTCTTTCGTTCACTATCGAGAGTAATTCTCAGTCTGATTATCAAGCAAAGAAGAAAGCTTTCTTTGATGAGCTGTATAAAGGTGTGGTTGATATTCAGATTCCTGCTAATAGTAGCGAGGTTTACCATCTTATTTATACTGGCAAGAGTGTCACTTACGCACAGAGTTTAGACCGAACTTTCGGAAAAATTTCAGCCAAGTTTAACGAGCCAAATCCGGCAAACAGAAGCTAATTCACGACATTGGTTTTATTGTCGTGTATGTGAGTGCTCAAAATTGGGCACTCTTTTTTTTATCCCCGAACTTTGAAGACATGGAACAAATCGACATCAAAGACATATCCGGTGCTATCCTGCTTACAACTTTGATCAATGAAGGCTGCAAGCGTAAGTTCACTCTGATGAAGGAGGACTACATCATGTTAAAGTTCTCCTTAGAGAATCCCATATATTTCAAACTTGGCTCATACGTGGAATGTAACTTCGGATTGTTCGAGGTGTGCGACTTGCAGAAGCCCGCATTCAACACCAATACCGCCGGCTACGACTACGAATTAAGACTTGACGCCTACTACTGGAAATGGAAAAACAAAATCTTCAAATATACCCCGGAAACGGCCGGACAGGAAGCGTCCTGGAACCTGACCGCTCCGCTTGACGTACAAGCCGGTATAGTCCTTAGAAATTTGAAAGCTCTTGGTTACACATACAAAGGACAGGATTTTGTTTTCTCCATTGACAGCACTGTAGAGAATAAGGCACTACTGATGACTTATGACAACATCAACATCCTTGACGCCTGCTTCTCTATGGCAAAGAAATGGGATTGCGAATGCTGGGTGACTGAAAACATCATCCATTTCGGGCGTTGTGAGTCCGGCGATGCGGTGATTTTCGAGATCGGGAAAAACGTGCAGGAAATGTCACAGTCAGAATCCCGGTCCACCTATGCCACCCGTATCTACGCTTTCGGCTCAACAAAGAATATCCCATCTGACTACCGTCCGGTTGATGAGACCGTGGTTGTGAACGGCGTGGTGCAAAAACGCTTAATGCTTCCCGAAGGCACTCCTTACATTGACGCTTATCCTGATATGACTACCGAGGAAGCCGTCGAGCAGGTGGTTATCTTCGATGAAGTCTATCCTCGAAGAACAGGCATCATGTCGGATGTCACCACTATCGAAGTGACGGACAAGGTGGAGAATGAGGACGGCACAACCACCGAGGAAAAATGGAATGCCTACCGCTTTAGGGACACGGGTGTTAACTTTTCCGAGAAATATATCCTCCCCGGTCAGGAGCTGAGGATACGTTTCGCGTCCGGGCTTCTCAACGGTTTGGAGTTCGCCGTGAAGTTCAATCCTGAGGGAAAGCCGGAGAAATTGGAGGATGGCGGATGGAACCCTGAGGCACAGCTTTGGGAGATAGTCAGGAATGAGGACTATGGCAGACCGCTTCCCGGTGATGTGCTCTTTCCCCAGGATGGAGATGAATATGTGCTTTCCGGCTGGGACAGCACGAAAATAACCGAACTGGGGCTTGTGGGTGCCGCCGAGCAGGAGTTGAAGGAAAAGACTGAAAAGTACGCTGCCAAATCCAAGATAGACCCGAGTACCTATGGCTGCACGATGATGTCAAATGACGCATACCGTGAGGATGGCGTTCATAATTTCTATGGCATCGGTCAAAAGGTCAACCTTATCAACAAGGCTTATTTCGAGAACGGAAGACAGTCAAGGGTTATCGGATTTGAATTCAATCTTGACTATTCCTTTGACTCACCTGTTTATACTGTCGGGGAAACCACCGCCTATTCCCGTATCGGGGAGCTGGAGGAAAAGGTTGAGAGCCTTACCCTGAAGGGACAGACCTATACGGGCGGTGGTGGCAGCGGTGTGTATGTGATCGGAAGCCACGACTCCACCCCTGCGACAGACCATAACGTGTATTCCGCATTGCGCTCCTTAGTAATGTTCCTTCGTAAGGATCAAGCGGACGGAACAAATTTCTTATTGAAGTTCGGCAAGTTCATCGACTCCATGATTGCCGGTAAAGGTGCCGGTATCTATCCTGACGGGCGCGGTCAGTTCGAGCGTCTTGAGGTACGCGGCTCCGCAGTGTTCAAGGAAATCATCTATAACCGTCTGAACGCACAGGAAGGCGACACCTCATATTCCGAGAACGGAGTCATTGAGTCCGTGGCTTTAGAGAGCGACGGAACTTATACCCTGAAATTGCGCAAGCGCTGGGAGAATGACTTCACCGCATTCCAGGAGGGTGATATAGTGTACGGGATTGTAAACAACCTCTTTTCTACGGGGGAGTATTACGCCTCGTGGATGCGCGTGCTGTCCAAGAATGTCCCGGCCAACTCCATCTCGGTGTTGTCATACCCGGACAGTGAGGTGCCGGGCGGTAAAAACTATCCTCCCACAGAGTTGACGATCATTACCAGAAGAGGAAACGCCTTCAATGAGGACAGGCAAAGCTACTGGTATTTGTCCGCCACCACGGATAAATGTCTTGTCTGGCTGGAAGGAGTAACGAAGCCTGTCTTGGAACAGAACAACTATTACATGATATTGGGGCGTTTGCCCAATTTGGATTTGTTCGACAATCTCCCCGTCAACTATAAGCACTCGTACATATTCGCCCGTGCCGGCATCTTCGGTGAACTTTACCGTGTGGACTGGCAGGGACTGCCCGTACAGGAACTGGTGGACCGTGGCTTTTGGTCGGCCGAAGTCGCGTCCTCTGACAATCCTTACACCAATACGCAGGAGCGGGCGGACACGGTTTGGCACTACGGCTGCAAATGGAAGTGCCTGATGACGGGAACAGCCGACGAACCGCAATATGCGGCGGCCGGATGGGCGATGCTGGAAGGGAACCCGGAATTTACGATAGAGATCGGCAGCACAAAGGGGTGGTATTTTGATATCGAGACTTTTTCCACAACGCTATATATTACCGGCAAGCTGTACAACCGTGACGTGACAGATCATATACTTGACGCTGATGTGAGCTGGACGCGTGATACCGGGAATGTATCAGAAGATAACGCATGGGCGGTGAAGCGTGCCGGCGCCGGGAAAAATCTTCCTCTGACGATAGATGATCTCGGACCGAATTATACCAACATGCGGGTGTGTACGTTTAAAGCACAGGCGTTATTGCGTGACGGGCAGCAGTTTGAAGTGGCGGAGAATTTTGTAACATTTTAAAATGGTTTTATACAATGGCAACAAAGCAACGAAAAATAGAAATCAACTACCGGCTGTTACAAACCAGTTGTAACATCGAGGTGGTGGGCAGCGTGCCGGACATGCAGGTCTACCAGGCTGACAAAGCTGAATACACTCCGGACTATACGCTGACACCGCTGGTCCTGTTTCCGCGGTGCAACGCCACCGATCCGGAAGCGGTGACTAAAATCGGGGCGGTCAACTCCAGGCTGACCAACATGAAGTGGTACGAGCGCATCGGAACCACACGCACACTTATCACATCGACAAACACAGGCTACAGCATTACGGAGTCCGGTGACAGCAAGGGACAGATCACAATGAAAAAAAATGTCACCGTCCTAAAACCCGTCACGCTGGAGTTTTACGCGGAATATGCCGACACACGTACCGGACAGCTGTTTACTTTTCAGATGAGCCGTCTTGTCCGCGCGGTTGACGGTACGGATGCGATCCCCGTATTGACGATAGACAGCCCGTCCACGCTGGACTGGAACCCGGTGCGTGACATCACCGCACAGACCATCACGGCTAAACTGATGGTAGGCGACACGGACGTGACGGCTACGGGCAAATGCAAGTTCTTCTGGTACCGTCTGTTGTCTACGGGAGCGCTGGAGGCGATAACCACAGGAGCGGGTGACAACGACTGGGAGTTTGTATCACTGAACAAGAATGTATATAAGATTGACCGCAATTATATAGGTGATGACATCACGATTGTCTGCAAGGCCACCTATGCGGCTTCCGGGACTCCGGCATCAACCCCGGGCACATCGGACCCGGCAGTCTCTACGGTGATACGCCGCAGGATTCCGAAGATTGAAGCCGACTGGGAGGGCGTACCTACGGGTGTTCCGGATGGGACTTACGCCATCTTTCCCAGACCCGTCATTCGGGATACCATGGGGGTTATCCCGAATCCATCCGCCATGTTTAACTGCCACTGGTACGTCAAGAAGAGCGGAGATGCCGGATATGCCAAGGTTGCCGACGGATACTCTCCCAGGATACCTTTCAGCAACGGCATGATGTTAAAGCTGGAGGTGGAGGACAGAGGCCCTTACGTGGCGCTGACACAAGGCGGCAAGGTGCTCACACAGGGGGGCAAGGCGGTAGTAGTAAGAAAATTTGGATAACATTAAAAACAATAGAATTATGGCATTTTACATTAAAGTAACGAAGGAGGTTGCCGACCGGTTGCATCTGACCGATATCCGCAACAGGACAGCGGATGGCAATGTATTATTGTGGCAGGCGGACGTGGCACGTTTCCCCGGCGACACGGTATTTGACAGGGCCAAGGAAGCGGGCGGCATCTGCCTGACCCCGCAGGCGGCGAAAGAAGAGATAGACGGTACGGACCATCCCGTCGAAGTATTCACACCTGCCTCTTGGGGGGAGGACAACACCGAAAGCTCCGAAGGCACGGATAGTACGGAAACGACCGGGGAAGGAGGAGCGTCATGAGTTTGGCCAGCGCGACCGGACAGGTCATATTTTCGCAAAAGGGCGGCGTATACATGCCTGCCATCCAGTGTAACCAGGGAGATCTGTATCAGGAGTATATGGGCGAAGCGTCCGCGCCGACGAACATCGCACCGGATTTCGCTTCGCTCAAGCCCGTCTTGTCCTTCATTCTCACCTCTTCGCGGGTGGCGGAAGGGCTGGTGGTTCCTTCCTCCATGAAATGGTATTTCAATGATGTCGAGATCAAGTTCTCGGGCAATGTCTCCACCAACACGTTTGGCGGTGAGACGGGACATTTCAAGTTTATCCCTTACCAGCCCGGTACGACGGATTACTACGGATTGCAGATCGTCAAGAATCTGGTCAAGGCGAGTGGAGCGGCCTCTTGTACCATCAAGGGTGAAGCTACCGTGACGATAGGGAATACCAGCGACACCGTCCAGTTCGTCTATAGCATCCCCATCACCAAGGGGGTCGGAAACCAAAAGCATGTGACGATCATTGCCGGTGACAACAAGTATTTTACCCTTCGGGACAAAGGGCAGAGCTGCATTCTGAAAGCCGTAGCGCGCATGGGCAGTGACGAGATCACTACCGGACTGGCGTACAAGTGGTACAACCAGGTCAACGGTGCGTGGAGCGTGCTGAGCGGAAAGACCACACAGACATTGACCGTCACCAACGATATGGTTGACACGACAGGTGTGTTCAGAGTGGAGGTGTACCAGGGCGGCAAGCTCATCGGTCAGGACACGCAGTCCGTAATGGATGCGTCCGATCCGTTTGATTTGATCCTGAATCCCACGCCCGAGGACGAGACCATCCGGGAAAGTGGTGACACGGTGGTCTATAAGCCCATTCTGGTCAAGCGTGGAAGTACCACCAAGTACAAGGACATGACTTTCTATTTCGTGTTCATGGACAGTGCAGGAGTAGTCCTTAACCCGTCTACTTCCGGTACAGCAGCCACTTCCGGCACGTGTACTTGGGACATGTGCCAGCAGGCAGGAGGCAACGTGGCATGGACCATCACAACCAAGGAATAAGGAGGTGATATGCCGTTGGTGACTAGAACCGGACAGGTCAGTTTTGCTCCAAAAGGTGACAAGGGAGATAAGGGAGCGCGCATGCGTATGCGTGTATGGGGGGCGTCTGTGTCTTACCTGGAGGGCAAGCAAGGGCAGCAGTTTTACGACATTGTACTTTATGACAACCTGCTGTACCTGTGCATCCGTTCGCATACGTCGGTATCGACGGAAACCCCCAAACAGAATGTGGCTTCGGGAAAAATAAAATACTGGGAGGTAGCACAGAGCTGGACTTTTATCGCCACCAAGCTGTTGCTGACCGAGAAGATCAAGGCGTCCATGATTGATGCGGACGGTATCATGGCGGTCAATGTGGACATCAGCGGAAAAATCACGGCGGATAGCGGACGTATCGGTCCGTTTTCCATAGATTCCGGCATGTTGTCCTCAAAAACTCTTTATAAGGATACAACAGATACTTATGTTGGTTTCAATCTGTCTGCCGGACAAATTGAGTTTTATAACGAAAGGACATTTGCACGTGTGAAAATCGGGGGAAACACGCAGTTTGTCACCATTGAAGGAATTGCGTATGATGCCGGAATTGACATACAGAGTCCGAATCCCATGATCGGGATGCACATCAAGACTCCGAGCATTCCTCTGTTCGTGGAGGGGGGTAACATTTTCCTTCATCCGAACAATGACAGTTATGTGTCTCTTCATGGCATAGTGGGGAACTGGAGGAACATATCCGACAGCACTTCCCTGAATAACAATGATGACAATGTGATGTTTATTAATACGGGTAATATAGAAGTGACACTTCCTCCGGATGTTCCGGGACATACCATATACTTCAAACGTATGAACGGCGGGGTACGACTTAAGGGAGGACGCATCCTGCCTGCCCCCGGAGGAAAAGAGATGTCCTCCATTGATCTGGATTATGCGTCCGGATTCGTTAAATGTATGGGCAATTATTGGGTTATGTTTTATTGCGGATAACAGTATTTAATTAAGAATATTATGAAAGTTGATTTTACAAAATTTCCCCTGTTCACGGGGATAGACAGACAGGATATGGTGATAGCGGATATCCGTAAGGATATTGCTGACGGCATTTACAGGAACGTGCCCGGTCTTCCGGCGCACGTGCTTGCGGAGAAGATCTATCGGAACGAGCTTGTGGAGCTTGCCGATGACGAGATTCATATACTTGACCTCTACACTTCCGCTTCGGTGGGGCAGCTCGCCGACTCATGGCAGGATTATAAGAAAAACAATTTGGAAACTGGTAAATAAAAAATATTATGGAAAAGATGGAATTAAGTGAGGCGTTGAAAGCCAATGCCTCAGTACTGGAAGGACTGTTAGGAGTTAGCAGTAGTACTATATTTAAAGGAAAAGGGTATATTCAGTTAGAAACTGAAGACGATATTGATAAAGTGTATGAGCCTGGAGTATATGCAATAAAAGGCACTTCATACAATGATCAAACGCTTCTTGTCTTCAGTCATAACCTGGGACAGTCAACAGTACAATTTAGGACTAATAACTATGGTGGTTTTTTAGTGTTTAGAATAAAATGGTGGAATGGTGCTTGGGGAACCTGGAAGACGGTTTCTTTGACATAAAATTTATCTGTTTGCACTTCTGGAAGGACTATTCACAAGTTTGAAACTATTTCCATTTATGTTCAGAGGCGATGTCAACGTAACATCTTATGACGAAACGGGTGCGTTGGATACTGTAATAGAAATGGGTATTTATAAAGTTAAGCCGAAACAAGGTGTATGGGGAACCTTGGTCGTATTTAATGCCTTCGATGGTGCGGGTGGGGTCGTACAAAAACTATATAATGCAACAGGAGCTAAATATAGAGTTAAAAACTCAAATACAGATAACTTATGGACTGATTGGAAATCTTTTTAACGAAAAATTCCAATTGGTTCATGCCTGGAAGAACTGATTGGTTTTCCTTATCGTGGATACAAGTTAGCAACAAATGAAAATTTAGATGGTTTTATTGAGCGGGGAGTATGCGTTTTAGGACAACCTGATGCGAGTGGTGTAGGTCCTAATGATCATGGAATGCTTATATGTGGAGTGACTCCATCAGGAGGAATATTTCAAGTCATGTTTTCTATTAGGAATAAGATTTACCATAGATATAGAAGCACAAGTGGAGTATGGAATCCATGGTATGTTTATACATCATCAGTTTATAATCCATAAATACTATACAGGAAACTGTCTCTATGTCAGTTTCCTGTAAATGGTAATATTAGTTTTGGGGATTCTTGGTGTACAATTATACCTGTGTCCATGCGTTCCAAGCTTCTTCCCCTACTTTCCTCCGCAAAAAAACATGATTGTTGATGTCATAGAGAATTTGAATAGTGGAACTGCCGCCAAAACGTTTGACCTCTACTGTTCCTGCTGCTCCAAACGGATGCTTTTTTGAGTCATAGTCCGATGTGGAGTTAAAAGTATATATGCTGCCGGGAGAAGTGTTGTTCCATAACAAGCCATCCAGTTCTGACAGCAGGGATATTAATGTATATTTAAACACTAGTTCTTCCAGAAGTGCAAACAGATAAATTTTATGTCAAAGAAACCGTCTTCCAGGTTCCCCAAGCACCATTCCACCATTTTATTCTA